TATTATTAGACAGTGAAATTAAAGCGTCTAGTAGATCTACTAATACAACTAATACAACTAGTGCAGGAAAAACAAGAGATAGAAAATTTGGAGATTTTAGATATCCTGTTGCAAGAATTGAGAGTGATAGTGATTACCTTGAGATAAAGGTTCTTGAATATCAACCACCAGGATTTGAAACAAGTGGCACTGGACAATCTCTCCGACTACAAACAAGTTCAGAATCCTTAAAAAATAACGAAATTATATTAGGTCATATCTTTCTTCCAATTCCAGAATCAATTACCGATTCAAATGGTGTAACATGGGGTGAGGATAGTTTGAATGGACTTGCCGCTACTGGTATTGGAATTGCTGGAGACTTAATGAAATCTGACAGTATGAATAAATTACAGGAAGCAGGAAATCGTGGAGTTGAAGGTTTGAAAGATTTAATTAAAGATGATATGACCGCAGCTGCTATTAATTCAACCTTTGCATCAATGGCAGTTAATGCTTTAGGTGGTAACACCAGTGCTGCAGGTATCCTTGCAAGACAAACTGGAGCAATATTAAATCCAAATATGGAATTATTATTTGGTGGAGTTCAGTTAAGAAGTTTCAGTTTTAGTTTTGATTTTGCACCTAGAGATGAAAATGAAAGTATTGTAATTAAAAAAATCATTCGTGCTTTCAAAAAAAGTTTAAATGCAAAAAATGGTTCAACTGGTGAAAATAAAGGTACTGGACTCTTTATAAAATCACCAGATGTATTTCAACTAACTTATAAAACAGGTGGAAAAAATCATCAGTTTTTACATAAATTTAAACCAATGGCTCTCTTAAATATTGCAGTCAATTATACTGGTGCAGGAACATATGCCACTTATGATAATACCGCACCCGTTCATACAAAAATTGATCTTACATTCCAAGAGTTGAATCCAATCTACTCTGAGGATTATGATACAGAAGAAGGTTTGGAGGGTACAGGATTCTAATGGGATATTTTAGAGAACTACCAAATTTACAATATCAATCACCATTCACATCTCGTGTATCAAGTGATAGTTATGTGACTGTAAAAAATTTATTTCGTCGAATGAAAATACGTGATGATTTACAAAATGTATTCACTGTTTTCAATAAATTCACGATAAGTGATGGTGAGAGACCAGATACAGTTGCAAGGGATTTATATGGAAAATCTACACTTGACTGGGTTGTGTTAACAACTGCAGGAATAATCAATGTTCGTAATGAATGGCCTTTATCAAGTAAAGAATTATATGATTTTACGGTTGAAAAATACGGTCTCATAGAGATTAACAATGTTAAACATTATGTGACCACTGAGGTGAAAAATTCAAGAGGAGTGATTATATTACCAAAAGGAAAAGTGGTAGATCAAAATTTTACAATACCAAAACCAGATATCAGTAATAATGATGATGCAACTTTAAATCCAGTAAGAGGTGTGACTTATTATGAATATGAAGTTGAAGAGAATGAAAAGAAAAGAAATATATTTGTTCTTCGTGTAGAATATTTACAGCAATTTTTAAATGACATAAGAAATGAGATGACCTATAAGAGATCATCTCAATATGTGAACGATAAGTTAATTAGAACAGAAAATACAAGAGTAACAATTTAATTACTCATCTGCAAGTTTCTGAAAATATGAAAGTGTATCATCATCATCTTCGTTTACAGATGATGGAGTTGTAGATACGGCAGCAGTAACTAACTCTTCGGCAGCACCACGATCAGTATCTTCCTCTTCGATTGAACTGGTTGGTCTTTTACTACCAAGCACATACTCTAGACGTTTTTTCAAGTCCTCATATGATTTAAACTGGTCTGCTTCAACAAATTCTTTTAAAGAACTCTCTTTCTTCCAGACAGCTTCAAGTGCGTCATCGTCATCAAGTAAAGGAGTAACAGCAGTGAACTCAGAACTATCATAGTTTCTGTATCCTGCTACATTCTTTGCTTTCAACTTAAAGTTTGCACCCTGCCAGAAATCGAATGGATCGATTGCTTCCTCATCCTCAAACTCAGGTTGCATTGCTGCAGTGAGTTTATCAAAGATTTTCTTTCCATACTTGTATAGAAATACTTTACCTTCGTTCTCAGGATTTGCAGGATCTTTCACGACATAGATGTTACTGATGTAAGTTAACTTACGTTTCTGCTTACGAGCAGCATCTTTACCTGCATCAGTTCCATTATTCCATAATTGAGAATTGTATTCTGATACTGGATCTTTTTGTCCAAGTGTGGTAAGAGAGTTCTCTATATACCATCCACCAGGACCTTGAAATGCATGACTATAAAGTTTTACAAATGGAAGATCTTCTCCATTTGGTGCTGGAAGGAATCGAATAACGGCATATCCGTTACCTGATTTATCTACTTCTAGTTTCCATAAACGGTCATCTCCTGATGCACCGTTGGTGTTTAATTTTTCAACTTCTTTAACTAATTTTGCGGTTAAAGAACCTAATTTTGATTGCTTTTTAAGATTAGCAAATGACATTTGGATACCTCGGATTAAATTGGATTTCGTTGGATGTTTAGATTATAACAGATTAATCATCTATTGTCAATTTTATCTTTAAGTTGTGAAATGGTTTTCTTCATTCCATCAAAAAGTAAATTCATATCAGTCCCTGTGGGAAAACCCATCAAGGGAATTGATTGTTGTAAATGTTTTTTCATTCTGATAGCTTCAGGATCATCAGACAAAGATAATCTGGCGTACATTACCATTTGTTTTTCTAACAATTCTGTCAAAAGTTCAATGTGTTCCACCTTTTCAGATCGATCCATATCAGGAAATAACATTATATTACCATAAAGATTTTTTTGAAGTTCATTAATCTCTTCAAGTTCTTCTTGAATAATTTCCGAATCAAAAAATTTACTCATCAATAATCTCTCTTAAAATTTTTTTATATTGAAACACATTAATATTTAGGAAAGGAATATACTTTTTCATTTTCATATTAACGGTTTCCCACACTGGATCTTTTAATTTGCGATTAAATTTTTTCCCAAAAGAAAAGATTTTTTCGAAGATCACCAAGGTTTCTAAACTTATGTCTCCTCCCAGATATTTTTTGAGTATCGGTGGATGACCTTTCGAACAATTGAATACTTCTTCTAATTTTTTTTCCGATAATAATTCTTTTGATTGTTCTTTGAACAAGTAAGTCAAACTCTGTTGTCGTCTCATCCAATCTGCGTACTTTCTTTCCCCAGAATTTATTATCTCTCCAATCCATAAGTTTTGTGGTGTATCAGTATTTACAAAATTTGATAGTAAAAAATCTGTAATTTCTTGGTCAGAGTATTTTCTAGATGTTTTCTCAAACCAATACTTATCTTTCCTTTTATTAAAAGATGTCATGGTAGCTCTTGATTTTCCACCATATTTAAAGAAGTCATATCTTTTATTTGTGAAATGACTTTTCATCGAAAGATATGTCTGATAGGTTTCAAACGGTGTCACTTTCATCTACTTCCTCACTTTCTAATTCTGTAATTGCATCGACAGGGACTTCATTATCACCTATCATATACCAGTGTTGATTCATACCAATGCTGTCAGGTCTCACACCTAGATATGCTAGGTCAGGGAAAGAATGCTCACGTAACATCGCTTGCAATCTCCAATGTATAAGTTCAGATTTTTTCATTATAAAGGTAATTTTGCACGAGAAGTCTTCTTCATAAAGTTTAACTGAATTGCATCATATTTCAACCTTTCTTTAAGAGGTTTTGTAACAAGTTTAGATACTGATTGTATTTCGATATCATTCATCTCACAATATTGACATATTGCATCGATGTAATTTATTTTTTCTTCTGCAACTATCTTCTCAATCTCCATCGAAAATTTAGTAGGAGTTAAGAACTTACTCTCCATTGCCTTTTCGAGTTCTTTATTTGGTTCCATAAAACTCCAGTTTGTCGTTAACAAATTTGTCGATGTATTTACTAAGAAGTCTGATATATTTGGTTTTGTTTGTCTCTTCATAAACAATGCATTCTCCATTTTCACATGCCATAATAATGACTAATTTTTTAACTGCTATATCTTTCATTTCATATAGCATACATCCATATGCCATGGCTTGAACAAAATAATGTTCAATCCATTCCCTTGGTTTAGGTTTTTTAGATGTCTTAAAATCTATTATCGCCAACTCGTCTTCGTATTCCGCAATACAATCGACTGTTCCAGCAATGCCTAACTGTTTACTATATAGTGATTTTTCTAGACCGTAGATTTTACCTATCTTTTTTAATTTTGGTTTTGATATTTTAAAAAGAAAATCAGATATAGGTGGGACTTTTGGTAGCTTATCATTTTTAAGATAGTGTTCCGTAAGTGTGTGCATATCAGTTCCACGAGTCGTGGCAGATTTTGTGATACGATCTGCCTCCTCATTTCCAACTCTCTTTCTCCAATCAAGAAATATTTGTTTATTAAAATGACTAGTGATAGATGTAATTGAAACTAATTTAATGAGTTCATCTTCATCAGGTATTTTATAATATCTCACACCATCTATCGTCTCTCTTTCAAGAGGTTTTAGATTCAAATCAATATGTTTAAACATTAAAATCTACTTCTAACTTAGACAAAAGATATTCTTTAACAAGTCCTGAACGAACTATATCATCAATATCAAATTCTATTATATCAAAAGATGGCATTTTACGCAAGACATTCATAAAGTCAACGATACCATTCTTATCATTTGTTTTTACCAAGTCAGTTTGACTTGCATCACCACAAAAATGTATTTTTGTGTTTTCACCAACACGAGTAATGATACTATCAAGTTCATGAAAATTTAGATTTTGAAACTCATCAACAATAATAATTGCATTATCTAATGTTGTTCCACGAATAAAAGATGTGCTCCAAAACTTAATTGTCTCTTGTGCTTTTAGATTACCGTAAAGCATTTCAAAATCTGCATCAGAAGGCATCTGAAACATGTACTTGACCATATTCTTATATGGTATTTGATAGATGTCTGCTTTGTCCTCGTGATCACCAGGTAAAAATCCTATCTCCCTTGTGGATACAAGCGAACGTACCAAATAAATTTTTTCATATGGAGTATTCTCATTTAAAACATCAGATAGTGCTTTAAATAAAGTTATGAATGTTTTTCCTGTTCCAGCACATCCATATGCCACAATATTTTTATTTTGTTCATATGAGTCAAATAATCTTTTTTGATTATCTGATAATGGTTCAATGTCAATTAAGTAACCTTGATTCAGAGGTTTTTTCCTCTTCATCTGTTTTGCGGTCAAACCAACTCCGATTGGTTGTTCTGAATTAGATCCTCTTTTTCTTCTTGCCATTAAGTTTCAATACCTCTCTTTGCTAATCTTCCCCGAATACCAGCAGATTTTTCACTACTTTTTAAAATTTGTTTCCAACTTGGATGTTTTTTATCTAACCTATCCTGCCACTCTCCAACACTTTCAATCCCCATGCCAGGCACTGTCGATGGGTCAGAATAATCTCTATCCCAATCTGGATTGTCAATTTTCCATTGATCCCAATCCATCACACTCATCACAACCTCTTTTCTTTCACCAGTTTGATTGTTAACTACAGGATATGTTGCCATAATTATAAAGTAATGTAAAGTTATTTAGACCCATTCAAGAGCTTCAGATACAGATGGGAATTGTTCGGTAAACACCTTACGACATCCCTCCGCAATAATCATATGCTCTTTTTGAGTTCCGTGTGCTGATCTTAGATTAATATAATGAATCCATGAACGACAGGAACCAGTCATATAGATCTTTGTAGGGGTGCAGAGTGGTAAGACCATACGAGCACACTCCTTGGCAACTCCCTCTTCAATCATTTGATTGTAAAGACTCTGAGCAGAACTGAATAGAGTAATCATCTGACGATTTAGTTTATCGACAACTTTCTCATCGAGATCATCTATACTGTTCTGACGATTCTTTTTGTCCTGCCTACGCAACTCTGGTAATTCAATCTCACCTAACTGATTACTCTTTGCATATCGTTGAGAAAATTCTTGGAAGGTGAAACTACGATGCCTTAAAATCTGTGCTGCGATTGCACGAGTTGTTTCAATTTCAAGTGTCATTGATGATTGCTCAAACACAGACCAATGGTTGTGTTTAATACAATACTT